TCCTTTGGTCATGGCTGTTTGTATAACTGTACTTACTGTTATATGAAAAGACATAAGCCGGAAGGATTATCTGTAGCTACTAATACTATGGATATCCTGACAGAAATTAACTCACATGCATATTTTTCTACAGTAGAGAAACCTAATCAAACAGGAGAGTATGTAACCTATGATATCTCTTGTAATGAAGACTTTGCTCTACATGCTAAATATCATGATTGGAAGACAATCTTTAAGTTCTTTAGAGATCATCCACTTGCTATGGGTTCATTTGCTACTAAGTATGTGAATAAAGATTTGCTAAGCTTTAACCCTGAAGGTAAGATCAGAATAAGATTCAGTCTCATGCCTGAGAAATGGAGAAAAATACTTGAACCTAATACAAGCTCTATTCAGGATAGATTAGCTGCTGTAAAATTATTTTTAGAAGCTGGTTATGAAGTGCATCTTAACTTTAGTCCCGTAATAGTACATGATAATTGGCTTAATGAGTACAATGAGTTATTTAGAGCAATACATGTACATGCTAATTTTGGTGCTTGGATTAAAGATATATCAGTCAAAGCTGAAGTAATATTTCTTACTCATAATGAGCAGAAACATCTGTATAATCTTGAGCATAAACTTCCAGGAGAAGAATTACTTTGGGTACCCAAAATACAAGAAGCTAAAACTTCTCAGTATGGTGGTAAGAATATCCGGTATGAACATAACAGGAAAGCAGATTATATTAAGCAGTTTGTTAAGTTACATGATGAACATATTCCTTGGAATACAATTAGATACATATTTTAAATCAGAATAAGATGGAAGAAGAATGTTGTCCAAACTGTGGTGAATGTGAAAACATTCATACTAATTATGATTGGAGTAAACCTGACAGACCTGTAGAAGAGTATTTATGTAATGAATGTGGAACATATTTTCCACCTAAATCAGAATAGCATGATAAAAGTATTTAACGATGCAAAGATTAAGCAATTAATCAAAGATATTTGCAATGAACATTGGGGAGTTGCAAAACCAAATGACAGTAATATTGGATATTTATGGTATATGTATGCAGCAGGTACCAAAGTAGGAAATTTCAGACCCTTTATTTTTCTATCAGAGCTAAACCTACTTGTTAAACTAGGTTATGTTACTGAAGTAGAGAAAGATAATATGCTCGGGATGTTGGATAGTTCAGATGAAGACAATGCAAACATTATGGCTTATTCTTTATTAACTTTAAGAGATAATAGAATAAAAGATATGGGAGTATGGACCACTGATAATGATAAATACACTGAAATTGATTATATTAGAGATGTAATTAATATTGAAATATTTATGAATAACAATAAGTAATGGCAGAACTAATTTTAAAATTTAAAGAGGATGAACTTGAAGATGCAAGAACTGCATTAGATGGTTGGAAATGGAAAAGTGCTATGTGGGAACTTGATCAATGGCTAAGAGGTGAGATAAAGTATAATGAAAAATTATCTGCAGAAAGAGATGATGCCTATCAAGCCGTTAGAGATAAGATCAGAGAGATTTTAGATGATGATAACTTAAACATAGAATCATGACGTGTGTAAAATGTGGTGCTCCGGCAACTAAGAGGTATAGCCCTGATCTTGATATCAAGGGTATAGGAATGTGTGCAGAGCATACTGATGAGATTATGATGGATCTTATGGTAGCTCAGTTTGACAAGAAAGGCTGGGAGAAATTTGAGAAAAAGTATTTACCTAAAAAAGATAAGTAATGGAATTTGTAATTGGAGCAGTTATAGTAGTTATAGTTGCAGGTTTAATAATTTATAATTTAAGAGATGAAGACTATCATAACTGGGATGATTGACTGTATGTTTACAGCCATCATTAGTATTATTTATAGAAATTTAGAATAAAATGACAGAACAAGAATTAATAGATCTTGGCTTTGAAAAAGTAGATATACTTGATGATGAAAGCCAAAATGGATATGATTACTACTATTATCATAAAGAGTTGTGTTCTGGAGTACTTTTACATAGTACAGATAATATTGATGTTATTGATGATAAATGGTCATTAAAATCATTTGAGATTCCGGCATTAAATATTACAGAAAGAGCTCATTATGATCAGTTTCTTGAAATTATGGATAATATAACTTGTTAGTATGTTTAGTGGTAAGTTTATTAAAAAAGATGGCAAACTGGTATTTGCTCATCCTCAAGATAAACTGGCATATGAAATCTTTCTACAAAAGATTCCAGATGGTCAGAAAGTGGATATGTATTTAGATCTGGCAAATACAGATCATAGTAAAGCACAACTTGCAAAAGTTCATGCTTGTATTAGAGAATTAGCAAAAGAATCTGGGTACACTTTTGATGAAATGAAACTTGTAGTAAAACAAGCTTCAGGACTTGAAGGTAAGTCCTTTGGAGATTGTAGTAAAGATGAACTTATGTTAGCTATTGAAGCTTGTATACAAATAGGTAGAGAACAATTTAATCTTTCACTGGGGTAGGTTCTACATAACCTTCATCTCCAGGTTCAAGAATTTCTCTTTCTGTATATAATTTTTGTTCAGTAGCCTGCCTTTCTATTTCAGCAATAACAAGAATAACAGTATAAAAGGCACGTTCCATTTCAGTCATGTCTTCATACTTTTGAGAACTTATTTGTTTGATGTAGTCAGCACCTTTTTCTTCAATATTTAACTGTTTAAGAAGAGTTACTGAAGTAGCTTTAGCCATTAAGTAGAAACTTTTATTGATTTTGATGTCTAATAATACATCATCATTTAATTCTTTTACTTTTATCATCGTATTAATTTTAAACAAAAATAGAAAAAAAATGGAATTACAAGAAATTAAACAAAAAATGTTTGATAAACTTGAACCTAGTGGTTGGTATAGAGTTTTTAAATCTTTTATATTTAGTAGTGAGTTTGATGACATACTTACTAAGTTGTATACACTAAGTCAAGAAGATAAAAGATTTACTCCACCACTTAAACAAGTATTTAGGGCCTTTGAGGAATGTCCTTATGATAAATTACAAGTAGTAATAGTAGGTCAGGATCCATATCCACAGTTAGGAGTTGCAGATGGTATTGCATTTAGTTGTGGTAACACTAATAAACTGCAACCAAGTCTTAGATATATCTTAGAAGAAGTAAACAGAACTGTTTATAATGGTCATAATGTAACTCATGAAGTTGATCTTACAAGATGGTCTAATCAAGGTATACTTATGCTTAATACAGCTCTTACTGTTGAAGTAGGTAAAATTGGTAGCCATTATGATATATGGAAACCTTTTACTGCATACTTATTAGATTGGTTAAATAATTATAATCCGGGATTGATTTATGTTTACATGGGTAAAAAAGCTGAAGAATGGTCTGAACTTACTACTAACACTGAGTATAAGTTTACTGTTAAACATCCTGCTTCTGCTGCTTATAACGGCTCTAAATGGGATAGTAATGATATATTTACTAAAATATCTTCAATAGTAAATAATACAAGTAATAATATAATAACGTGGTAAAATGACAGAAATCTTCACCAAACTAATTCAGAATGATTTGACACCAAATTCATTCTATGTTTTGTACTGTATTAAAGAAAAAATAGTACCTCACAACTCAGTTAATAAAGCACTTGAGTGCAAAAGACTACATATGGATCAATGGTTGTCAGAATCCTTGGAATTGACAGATAAAAGCATTATCTTTATGGCAGAAATTGATGGATATTTTAAGAAATCCAAGAAGAAAACTTCTAAAGATTTAATGGGGCAGAATTTCATGCAGAACATAGAGGCATATGTAAAAATATTTCCTAATAAGAAACTATCCTCTGGAAAATATGCAAGAGTTCCGGCCAAAAATCTTGAGAATGCATTTAGATGGTTCTTTGATAACTTCAATTATAATTGGGAAACTATATTTTTAGCAACACAAAAGTATGTACTAGAATATGAATCTAAAAACTATGAATACATGAGAAACTCTCAATACTTTTTGAGAAAACAAAATGTAGACAAAAGTTGGGACTCTGACTTAGCAACTTATTGTGAATACCTAAATGATAATCCTGATGAAGATAACAATGTATTTAGTGAGTTAATTGTATAATTTAAATTTTTAAAGTTTATGGGAAAACTATTTAATGGTGCAAAACACCTGTTACCAGTTAGTGAAAGACAGAGTCTTGAAAAAGGTCTTGTTAAAATGAAGGCAAAGAGAGAAGGTAAAATACCTGCATTAATAACTGCATGGCCTAAATTTA